TCTTGTTGCTTGCTATCAAGTTGTGCTGCCTTGAATTTAATCTCGGTTAGCTTTTCTTGCGCATCAGCTAGGCGGTCAGCATCGCCAGAGTCATATGCATCTTTGAACTCTCGCTTTGCTTCTTCCAGCTGGCGTGCAATACTTTCACGATGATTGGTAGCGAGTTCTTGCTCACCCTTGGACAGTCTGCCCTTGAGTTTCTTGTTCTCTTCTACCAATAAACTAGCTACACGGATAGCTTCTTCTTGATCTTTCAGAGCCTGTTCTTTAGCTCTGCGCTCATCGTTCCAGACTTTCTTGAGCTGACGTAACCGCTCTTTAGCCTTGTCTGAATACTCTTCCAGCTCATCCTTTTCTAGCTCATCCACAATGTGTTTAGGCATTGGGTTAGAGTTAGCACGGTCTTCTGGTGAAGTATCGTCTACGACTTCGATCTCAACATCATCCTCAATAGCCGCTTTGGCTGCTGGGGTTTCGTCTTCAATCTCGTCTGGGAACTTAAATTCTTCCTTTTCAAAATCTGGCATTTTTTACTCCTTATACTCGTGTGATGCCGCGTGGGTCTTGAACAATACCCTCTACGGAATCATCGTTGATTAAGCGGAACTCACGACCATGGATCTTCAATCTTGTGCCAGAGTTTGGTCTAGCTAGAATAAAGTCACCTTCTTTGCACCATGGGCCGTTAGGGAAACGGGCTTTATCCATGTAGCAATCTGGTCCTAGTTTCACCACAAAAAACACAGTAGAAAGAATTTCTTCAGTGTGCATAGTTGTGTCGGCTTTAAGGAGGCCACTTTCATACTGTTTTTCCTGTTCCGGAATAGCACATAAAATGCGGTATCCAACTGGTTCAGGGAGTTGCTTTGCTTTTTCTTCTGCTGTTTGAGGCAGAGTTGTTACTGCGTTTACATCATCGGGATTTGAGCCGATTAGTAGTTCACTCATCCGAGTTCTCCAATTTACGTTTGAGGTCTGTAATTGTTAAACATGCGGCTTCAAGACCTCTTAACTGACCGCATATATACCGATACTCCTCGATGGTTGGACAATTACCCATGGTTAAAGCGCCTTTGAGCAGCTCCATGCGTTTATTGTTTTCCTCTAGGAGATAGTCGAGTTCTCTCATTTATTACCCTTTTTGGTTGGTATTACGAGATTGGGATGCAAATTGCACTAAGTCCTTACCAAGTTTGGCTGATTCGATGCTTTCTTTGAGTTGCATCTCTTCACGGTCAATAGCGCTTTTTGCACTGATTTGCGCACCAGCAATACGCTCTTGGGATGCAATACGCTCACGTTCAATCTGTAGGCGTTCTGCTTCCTTCTGAGCATCCAACATATCCTTCTGTTGTTTACGCATGACTTCCTGTTCTTTAATCTGCTGTTCTTTGATCTGCATTTGGATAACAGGGTCTTGCGCTGCTTGCTGGGCTTGTTGTGCTGCAATCTCAGTTTTGCTGCGATTGAGCAATACATCAGAAGCCTGAGAAGCCATTTGGCTAATCTGGACTTCAAGCTGTCTTGGAATGCCTTCTTCTTCCTCGTCTTGTGGGAGCGGTAAGCCGATAAGCTGTTCCATTTGCTTCTTGTATTCAAAGGCAATATGCTCGTTAATGTGAGCCATAGCTGCTGCTTGAATTGCCTGAGCATTTGGGTTTTGACCAATCAGGGCAGCAATCTTAGGATCTTGCATAGCGTTCATATGCACTTGAATGTGGGCTTGATGATCTTGGTAATAGAAAGCCTTGACTGGCTTCATATTAAAGATATTCATGTTTTCTGTAATCGGGTCTTCTGGCTTCTTGTCTTCTTCCAGCTTGACCAGCTTCTCTGCGTTCTTAATGCCCAACACATCTAACATCTGGCGGTGTAACTTAGCCATATCGTATAACTGTGGGGCTTGCTGTGCTAACTGTAGAGCTGCTTGATACTGGACAACCTTCTGTGACATTGTTGCAGCGTTAGGATCGCTAACAGGGATGACATCCACATTGTCGTAATCAGACTGCTTGGCAAACCGATTACCAACTGTTGGCTCATAGCTGTAGTCTTCTGGCGTGTAGTCACGAATGATTCCTTTTAACAGTTTTAACTCTTGCTTCATTGAGTAATGAACACGGGCTTGAACCGCACTCATTACCTTTAATGTTCTTTCCAAGATAGCTAAGGTGGTGCCTACTGGGCTATTGGCTGACATATCAGAAATCTTGAGGTCAGCTGCTGAGGCAAATCTGCGGCCTTCATCCACAATCGTGCCGAGCAAGCTATACAAGACTTGGCTTGGCTCTTTGTATGGCAAAGGCAATAGATTGTCTTTTAATGTGCCAGATGGGATATCCACATCTCTAAATTCACCTGGAGCAATCGGTGTATCGTCACCTTTAACTCGCATACCACGAGTCTTAAAGCCGCCAGGCAAGTTGCTCAATGTACCAGCATCTACAAGCTGGCGAATAATAGAGGTGCCTGACTTAGCAAAAGCGCCGATGAGATGAATAAGACCGAAACAATAAAAGCCAAAACCAGGCACATAACCATAATGGACAAAATGCTGTCTCTTTTGCTTGGTTTCATCCTCCGGTCTCCAGTTTCTACGGATGGCTAGAACCTTTTGGGTTCCTTTTTCAATCGTTACAACGTAAGGTAGGGCTAAACCATCTGGATCTTCAAAGCCAGGCAGGTCTAAATCTACGTTAATCTCTAAAATCTTAAAGCGATCGTCTGTTGTCGCTCTAAATCCCATCTTTTCAGCGATAGTCTTCTCTACTTCATCCAAAGTTGACATCGGTTGGCCCAACTCAATGTCACGATAGAAGCCAGAAACCTGCAATCTGCGCAAATCATTCTCAGTTTTGCGCATAACATGGGTAATTCGTGGGGCTGTCTCTAGATTAGAGGCTCCGTAGGGAACAATAATGTCTTCGGCTGGTACGAAAATAGAGACTTGGCGCTGCAAATGTGGGTCGTAATACACTTTTTTGAACGCATTACCTGATAAACCCAAGCCCCAGACCATTCTTTCGTGTTCGGCCCTGTATTCAGCCATCACATCTGTGATTTGGTAGTTCATATCTTGCTGAACTCGCTTGGCTGCATCCATTTTCTCTGGTGTTTCACGACCAATGACCAATGTTTTTACCGGGCCACTGGCTGGAAGTGTCTCCATAACAGTCTCAGCCTGGAATTTAACCAGCGCTTCACTCAATAATGGATGGTAAACGCCGCATGCGCCTTCCCATGGCTCGGCTCTTTCCTCGATTTTCATGCCAAGAAGCTCTAAACCGTCTACATAAGTCTGAATCCAGTCCTTACGCGCAGCCATATCGTCTTCAACATCACCAATTAAGTCACCCGCCAACTGATTTAACAGTGATTCTGGAATGTCTTCGGCTAAGTTGCGGTCAAATTCTTCTTCCTCTTGGCGCATCTCAATCTCTAGATCACCAATACGAATGTCAACCGCTTCTGGGTCCTCGATTTCAATCTCGATTTCTGGCTCCATCTGGGCATCTATTGCTTCTAAACCCATGGGGGCTGCGTATAAACCTTTTTCGATTGACATATGAATCCTTAGTAATATGCTGCTTTACGTTTAAAAGGGATAGGATCATCGTTCTCATCAGATTCCAAACGAATAAAACCGCCTTTTCTAAAGCGGATCAACGCCTGAGTAGACGAGTCCACCAAGTCGTCATGGTCTGAATTAGGGAACGCTGCCATTTCCTCCATCACTTCTTCTGCCCACCGAGTCGGTGGACACCAAATCTTGCCCGATGCAAATAAATCTGATACCGAGTTTACTCGCGAAATCTTATCATTACCACGGGTTGGTGTAAATTCTTGTACAGGAATTCCCATCCTTCTTAATTCAAAGATCAACGGCGCTCCAGAAGCCTTGGCTTCCACAATAAACGCGTCTGGCTCATATTCCTTATACATTTGCAGCGCCCGCTCTTTTAGCTGAGGGAACTCCATCCTCTCTTTAAAAGCATCCAATAGAATGACATGCGCATCATTCTGATCCTCATCTTTATAAAAAACCCCCCAGGTTGTACACGCTGAGTAGTCGGCGCGGTCACTTTTGGTAAACGCAGTATCCCAGGACTGGATAATGAACTCACACTGTGGCGGAGTCTCTTTGTCCCAGATCTGCCACCACTCGCGCTTAACAATCGCACCC